TCCTGGTAGTTTAGGAGTTCTTTTTCTACCACCGCCTTTTACTCTTCCTTTTACTTTTCCACTGCCTCCTACCCACAAACTTTCATCCTGGGCACCACCATCATCTACGTTCATGTACATTTGTCCAAATAGTGTTATCATGTCTGGTGCTGATAAAAATTTAGCAAGAGTAGTTGACCCTTGTGCATCTCTAGTAAATTGTCCTCTTAAAGCAGGTTTAATTTGATTAGATGTCATTAAATTTCTTAACATTTGGGCTTGAGCTACTGTAACCTTAAATTGTTTATTATCATCTGTAATTACGGTGTCGACTGGTTTAGGATTGCCTTGGCTGTCTAAAACTTTTCCTAATTGATTGAATAAAGAGTCTTGTTTAAAGTCTTTATTATATGCTGGTTCTTGATCAGCTGGGTCTCTAAATTCATTAAATCTCATATTATTCTCCTATCTTGTATTTATTGCTCTGTTGGCTTGAGTAAACCCAGATCTTCTAACTAATTTTATACCGCCCAAAACATATCCTTCTCCACCGGGTTTACCATTTATAGATGCTTGAACATCTCCTGGTGCTGAATCTAGTTGGGTGATAATATTGTCTTTAGCATTCATTATACCACTAACAGTATTCCAAAGTGCTACAAAGCCATTTATGTTTTGTTTTACATATTCTATAATTTTTTGTTTCTTTGGTTCACTAACTGCACTAGTTAATAACCATCTAGAGAAATCGTTACCTAAATTTTGAAGTCCTTGATCAACTTTTGCGTTAGTATATGCATATAATATTTTAGGCAAATCAGTTAATTTCATACTAGCTAATTTGTTTTTGTCTAACAAAGTATCTATTAAATTAGCATTTTGACTTACTATACTTTTTATTTTGTTTAATGCGTCGGTGTCTACACTTACTTTCTTGTTTACAGTTGTAGGTGGAATTACAAATAATCCACGTCCTTGAATATATCTATTAAGGTCTTTAATTTGAGAAATTTGTCCTTGTTCGCCCATCATATTGTGAACAACAACACCTGCTTTGCTTTGCCCAATTTTTTTACCTAGTTCGCTTTTAGCATCAACACTATATTCTACTACATTAGGTTTAAAAACATATCTGCCATTGGATTGTTGAGGTGTTGCAAAATATAACATATCACCATTAAAGTAACCTTGAAACTTATTAGGAATTGCTTTTGCTACTGTATTAAAAATAGGAACAATTTTATCTGCATAGGCTTTATATGATTTTGTTTTTGAAGGATTTTTTTTAGCTCTGTCACTAATCATTCCTTTTAAGTCAGCAGAGTTTGTTGCTCTACCATCATATCCTTGTGCATGAAATCCACTTTTGTCTGTAAAAATAAATTCTCCATTAGGATTTCTTCCAAACACTACTGCTGGAGAACCATCCCATTTAATTGTAAGGTTATTAGTATTTTTAGCTAATCCTTCTAATTGTCTTATAGCATTTAAGGCTCCTTGGCTACCATTCCAAAATACAAGGTCTTCGGCATGGTCAATTCTGCCTCCTGTTTCTAATAAAGGTGTTTTACAATTACCTGTAACTTTTTTAAACTCTACTAATTTCATAGATTAACCTTTGCTAATAAACCTTTAAACCATATAGGGCTTCCTTCGATAACGTGTTCAGGTAATGTTTTTCCTATTTTTGCAAGACTATCTCTAAAGTCTGCAACTAATTCGTTATAGTCAGATGCACCTCTAATCATTTTATGAATGTTTTCTACACTATCAAGATCAGATCCTTTAGCATTTCTACCTAATAATAAACTTGCTATCTGATCAGGCTTTTTAGATACAGGTTCGTTTGTATCTCTTTTTAATAAACCGTTCTTGTGACTCCATTTATATCCTCGTGCTTTAGATATACTAGCAATGAATACGTGTCTATCCGCTCCAGTATAGTTGGAGCCTGGAGATGAGCCTTTCAAACTCCAGGACATCCAATTTGGGTCACCGAACATTAAGTCAGTTTGTACGAATCCATTTTTAACATTACCGTTAATAGGTGTTTTAAAATGAACGCTAATACCACTTTTCTTAATCCATTTTGACGGGTCTTGCTTATTAGCTTGAGCCCATTGCGTCAATTTTGATACTAATTGGTCTTTTGTAATTTTAGATTGATCTACAGCAACATCTATATCTCCACTTGTAGGAGATGTTCCTGTAGTTCCTAATTTGTTTGATTGTAAAGGTAATCCTGTAATTTTTTCTAGCCAGGCAATAGTTGGGTCTACGTCTGCTTGATTAATTCTTTGTGTTGCTGGTTGGCCGGTAGGATTTTTAAATATGTTTCCGCCTTCATTAATTTGATTCATCTTGTTTACCCTCTATGATCTTCTTAATGCCGACTTTGAATTTTTTTGATTCACCATTCTTAATAGAATTAATGAACCTTCTCTCTAATTCTTGGGCCTGCTCAGGAGGGTAGTTTTTATTAATGACGTCCAACAGGTTAACAGCACTTTCTATTATGTTGCTACCTGTAGTCTCAAGAAATGCTTCTGTATCCTTGACTCTATGAATACTATGCAAATCATCTAATATTGATCTTGTTATCTTTTTCATTTACCTGTCCGTTTGACCCTATTAGCAGTATTTACCGCTTTAATGGTGAATATGCCACCGGATCAAGAGTACTTTAATTGTATTATTAAGGTGATTTTGTTGGAGCTGGGTGATTATTGGGATCTTTTTGACAGCTAGGGTCTGCAGGTGCGAAAACACATCCGATTACTTCGCCTATTAAAAGGATATTACCTATGTTTGATTTGGGGGACGTTGTAAGATTAGTAGTAACTGGCGTAGCACATCCTTGGAGTAATGTTATAAACATTACCCCTATAAAAATAAGTAGCCAGGTTTTATTAGAAAAATCCATTATTGTTGCCCCGTTTGATTCATATCCATATTCAACATGGGTTTATTGCCTGCTTCTAGCCATTGTTTCCATTCAATGAATGCACCTTCAGTTAAACAATGAATTTCACCTCGAGATTCAGGAAAAGTAGATGTAAAATATTCTTTTACCATAGGAGACGCCGCTTCACAGTTCGTCAGACTATTGTAAGTAGACTCTTGCCAGACACCTTGGCAATCTAGTCCTATACAAAATATTATTATCATAAAAATTTTTTCCATTTCTTTTTCCTTCGTCCACTAATTTATTTACGGTTAAAATCCGTAAAGTTAAATGGCCATAAAAGTTAAGTGAGTTTATTTCTTGCTAGTCAGCTTATTGATTAATTCGAACGCAACTTTAACCTTCTCTTCAAGCACTTTGATTCGATAATGCGATTGTGCTAAAGTCACAATTAGCAATACGAAAGCCACTAATAGTGGCCATAGTCTTGATACAATTAATAAAAGGTCCGCGTCCATAATTAAAACTATTTATATCTAAGAAAAGGTGGGTTAATTTGTTATGGTATATACCTTGATAAACTCGGTTTTGCCCTTAACTTTTATGTCATCAATGTATTCAAAATTATAATTGAGCTTGGCTCTATCAACTGTTTCTTGACCTATGACTATTGTTTTACCAAGTGTCTTTGAACTAGACTCTAATCTAGAGGCTAAATTTACAGCATCTCCTATTACAGAATAGTCAAATCGTTGTTTAGAACCCATATTGCCTACAAGTGCTTCTCCTGTGTTTATACCTATCCCAATATTAATTTGTGGCAACCCTTCTGCAATAAGTTCAGCATTCAACATAGCAAGTTCTTCTTCCATTTCCATTGCACTTTGAACTGCACATTCTTCGTGTTCTCCATTCTCTATTGGAGCATTCCAAAATGCCATAATACAATCTCCCATAAACTTATCTATTGTTCCACCATTTTTAATAATAACATCTGTCATACGTGTTAAGAATCTATTAATAAGTTTTGTAAGTCCTTCTGGATTGCCTTTGTACTTTTCACTGATAGGTGTAAATCCTCTTATGTCTGAAAACAAAAATGTCATTGTACGAGTTTCACCGCCCAACTTTAACAGTGATGGATCTTTTTGTAATTTCTTAACCATGTCGGGTGCAAGGTAATGTTCAAACTGTCTTTTGATTTGTTGTCTTAATCTACTTTGTGTTGCAAAATTATTGTATGTGCTATGTGACCAAATTAAAAATATGTATAATATTGCAAATGATGGATCAATTAAAAATCCTTTATTTGCATAAGCCATAAACGATCCATAACTTATTCCACTTAATACAAAAATTAATAATGGAACAGAAAGTAGTACAGATGCCCTAGGAATTAATATAATCATTAATAATCCTAATAAACCCATAAACAAAATTTCATATGTATCTGCTTGTGGTAATCTAAACAAATAATCTCCTGTTAATACAGTATCTAATGTTTGAGCAGATATTGTTTGGTCAGTCATTAATCCATATGGGGTATCTTTTAATGTAGATAAGCCTGCGGCATCTAAACCAACTATAATAATTTTTCCTGCTATATCTTTTTTATCAATTTTGCCTTTTAATATATCTCCTGCAGACAAATGAATATAGTTGTCTGGATTTGCGTAGTGAATATACATTTCAGCATTATGGTTGACTGGTATGCCTGAATTTTTTGCAACTAATACTTCATCAATACCATGTGCTTTTGTAATAATTTTAATTGCTCGTGATTGATTTATTATTCTAATATTTTCTAATACCATGCTAGGATATAATTTAGATTCAATACGAATTAGAATAGGTACTTTTCTTACTACTGAATCAGGTTCGGGTGCTGTAACATTTACACCTATTCCTTCGGCACCTGCAGATAACGTAGCTAAAGGAGGAACGATGCCTGCGTAGTTCCATATCCATGGTGTGGCATCTCCTTTTTGTATAATATTTGTTGTACTAGGTAAAATGTTATCGCGTTCATTTTTTACACTCATCATTAAAATGGTATTGCCTGATTCTTTTATTACTATTGCAAAAACTCTATCTGTGTCTACTAAATTTTTTTGTAATAGTTCTCTAGTGTCATCGGACATAGGAAAAGAATTAAGATACTGCTTTGATCCCATACGGTCAGGTTCAGCAAAAAGAATATTGTAATTAATCATTACGGCTCCTGCATCACTTATTCGTGCATGGAGCATAGCCATGATATGTCTGGGCCAAGGCCATTGACCATATTCTTTTAAATCTTGTTCTGTAATGTCTACAATAGCAACCATATCACTAAGGTTGGCTCGTGGTGATTGTATTTGGAAATAATCCCAAGTTTTATATCTTAAAGTTTTAACGTAATCAGAATCTTGAACTCGTACAAATAGCAATAGAATTGCAAATGCCAAGACCATCCAACGTGAAGTAAAAAATTTCATTACCTTTCCTGTAATGCCTGTCCTACACTATTATGAAATGGTGTTGTGACATAACTTAATATTGTTCGTTCTCCAGTTAATATAAAGATTTGTACTTGTATTCCTGGTACTAGTGTGTAATCAATACTACCCGAAGTAAATTTTTGTTGTTTAAGTTCTAATTCTATTTCGTACCAAGTACCTTGTTGTGATTGTACAGCATTAGGAGATATAGATATTATTGTTGCATCAATAGGCCCAAATTTTAATTGGTCTTGATTAGCAAGTTTAATTTTTGCTAATTGTCCTACTTTAATATAACCTCTATCTTTAACATATAGTTTGCCTGCTACAATTAACTTTTGATCAACAGGTACTAGTAACACTATGGTTTCTCCTTTTGTAACTACTGCTCCAGGATTTCTATAATTTAAAGTTTGTATTCGTCCATCTATATTAGCAATTACATTGTAAGGTTCATAACCTACACCAGGATTAATAATAAGAATTATATCTCCTTTTTTAACTGAATCACCTTGCTTAACTTTTACGTCAACAACTTGTCCATTAACCATTGTATCAATAGAAGTAAAATTACTTTCAGGTACAACATATCCTATTGCTTGAGTTGTAATGTCTACTTTAGCAAACCACATCCATAACATAAATGTTACAAATAAAGTTGTAATTCCTAAAAAGAATTTACTGCTTGATGAACTTGACGATTTCTGAGACTGCTCTATCACGTTGTTGTATAAACTCCTTTGCTTTTGTATATTTGTTTGTTCCTTGTAATGCTCTTGCGGCTAATATATTAGAACCAATTAAAGTTCCTATATCTAAATGCCCTTGCATTATCATTAATGCCCCAATGGCAATAATTGTTAATGTTAATAATCCAGTTATAAGGATTTCAACACTAGACATAGAATCCTGTGTAAGATTTAAATTTGTTTTCCATGTAATAACTCGATTTAATATAATCATAAAAATTGCAGTTATAACTGCCGCGGTCCAGTTTATAAAAATTAAAACTATTAAAAATGATAATACAAATGGCCAATCCAATACCCAACTAGTAACTGATGACGTTCGCATATTTTTAATCATTGTACCAGCACCATCTAATTTTTTAAATTCAGTAGTAGGTAAATTTTGAACTGTTTTTAATTTTTCTACAAATGCTTTTAATAATGGATCATAAATTTTTCGATTAAATTCTTGCATCATTATTGATCTATTTTGTCTAAATGTAAATTCAAAGCCTAAAGCCAATATGGCTCCTGCTGTTAAGGATATTAAAGTTGCTGTAATACCTGATGCAAGATACTTGTTTAATACAATGATTACAAATAATGCAGGTGTTAATGCACATATACCAATAATAAGACTACTGATTAATAGCATTAAAGCGACTTTTTTATCGCGGGATAAGTGTTTAATTAGACTTTTCATTATAGTTGTATTTAATGATTTTATTAGTTTAGAATAGGATCTACGAGTCCAAGAACTTTATGCAATTGGTATCTTGCTACTAAAAGGTCAATTTGTGCATTTTGGTAAGCAACTTCGCTCATGATGTGTGTTGTTTTCATTCCAAATACAGCTATAATAGGAGAGTTACCTGCTTTGAAATCTTGTAGGGTGAGTATATACATTTCTTTATTAATTTCTGTAGTTCTTTTTAGTGTTTTTAAATTTTTTTCAATTAATACATAATTGTTCCAAGCATTATTAAATTGTTCATTTACAATTCTTACAACATCTTCGTATCTAAGTTCAGCAGAATCTAGTTTTGCCATATCACTTCTTTTTTGATGTACATTAGAAAATCCACCAAATATTTTCCAACTTAATGTAATGTCTGCTCTCCACTCTTCTTTTTGTTCATTGTATGCTCCACCTAACTCTCCTTCTTTTTCTGTGTAAGATAATTTACCATCTATTCTTGGTTTAAATTCTGCGTCATCATATCTAAGTTGTCCTAGTGCAATTTCAATATCTGCATCTGCAATTTTTAATGTAGTGTTACTTCTTACAGATGCTCCTGAATCAGGTATCAATCCTAACAAGTCTGAGATTGGCATAGGTATATTAGCAATATCAAGAGGTTTAAATCTCCAAACGTTCTGGAATCGTTGTTTTGCTGAATCAAAAGTTAATTGACTTGTCATTGTTAAAGTTTGGAAAGTTCTATATTGCTGTTCAATTTGTAGTTGTTCTAATTTAGATGCTTCTCCTTTTTTAACTTTTTCTATCGTCATGGATAGTGTTTTTAATGCATTGGCTTCTATTTTTTTATTTGCTTCGTGTATGTTGTAAGTTTTTATTAAATTTAACCAAGCACTAATAGCCTCCATTACAAGATCTTCTTTTGCAAGTTCTAAATGAAAGTAAGTTTGTTGAGCCTTTGTTCGTTCAATATCAATTAAAGAATTAGTTCGTCCAAAGTCCCAAATCATTTGTGTGATTGTTATAGATGATTGGTAGCCATGTTTTCCATCATTTTTTATTGAGTCTACTCCAACTGTGTTACTTTTTGAAGGTGTTCTATCGTCTTCCCAATTATGTCCATACGTAATTGTTACTTGTGGATAGTATGCTGAATATGTTTTCTTTAATATTTCTACTGCCGCTTCGTAGTCTTTTTCCGCGGCTTTTACTTTTTCGTTTTGTACGATAAGGGTAGGAAGTAGTTGATAGATACGTTGCCAAGTTAACGTTTCTTTCTTTTTAATCTCTTCTTTAATATCTGTAGTTGACGAATCTTTTGTTTCGTTGATAATTTTTTCATTTTTTCCATTCTCTATAATTTGTTTTTCTTCTAATGCTTTATCTGTAATTATCTCTTTAACTTTTTTTTCTGTAATTGTAATATCCTCTTCTATTTTTTTAATTTCTTTTTCAGTTTCTTCTCCTTCTGGTGTTATAACAATTTTTTTAAATTTGTCTATAGGATTTACTAGTTTTTCTTTGCTTGGTACATAAGTCATTTCAATAGAATGCTTTTGCCTGATCCTAGCATTATTAGTACCACAGCTCTCCATTATATATTCATCTGTTTCTTCAGTTACTTTCCATGTACATCCATCTGAGCCTTCAATTTCTGCATGACTCCAGCTAAAGGATAAAAGGAAAAATAATAATGTTATAATAAGTTTTTTCATAATACAAGCATATTTATTGGGTTTAATAAGATGCAATTACCTCGGAAATCAATGCTGACTCTGATTCAATTATTGCGTAGTTAATGTCGTCAAAGTCAGTATTAGATGTTAAATCCAAGTAATCGTTATAATTTGTTGTGTTAGCCAATGTAACCGTATTATCAGTTTCTACGTTCCAGGCACCGCCTGCGTAAGTAACCGGTGTAATTTTAAAGTAGTATTCACTACTAGCATCTTCATCCTGTGTCAGGTAGTCCTCTGAGTCATCCAGGATCTTGATCTTGTCTAAACTGAATGTGTCAGTGGTCTCCCAAAGATCACCGTCACCGTCCGCATCAGACCCTATTACACCATAATGGTCATCTGCCTGTGTTGGTGTGGCGCCATTATCCATGTCTGCGTTGAAGGCCCAATAGGCCATGTCTGCGGAGTCGTCCCAAACGAAATCTATGTGATCCATACCACCTCCAATGTACACATTGTTACCTAGGTGAAATGATTCTACTGCTGTAATATCGTTCTCTGATGTGTGTGTTGCTGTGCCATATGAATCTCCAAATATGGGTATGTATTCTGAATCTATTACTATTTCCGCACCATCGTCTTCTGTTATAGCGTCTTTGTTCTGTATGGTTAACCATCTAGCAATCTCCCAATGTGCTTGTTCTGATCCATAAGAAGCGACGCTACTATGACCATCAATGTCACCCCAGGCAAGAAAGGCTCCTGTGTATACTGATTCAGTGTCTTCCCTGCTCCATTCTGCCACTGCACCATCGTTGTCATTACCTGTTTCTTGGAACACCAGATCTCCTCTACCCATGTACTCTTTGTGATAGGTTGATGTTGACTGTCCCGGCTTTAGTGATAGTTCCGAACCTCCTTCAGAGTACCCTAGGTAATCTGGTTGTAGGTGTTGTGGAGTTGGTCCAACTCCACTAATCAATCCTGTGTTGGTCGATGACGTTGTGTCAATCACATTGATGAAATCTTCCACGTCTGCATTTTTCTTACTATCCCAAGAAGAGTGTTCTGTGACTACCACCAACGAGCCTCCTGCCATGATGTATTTGCCCCAAAGATCAGTTAGATCACTATTGCTATTAACCCTTGTGTTCCAATTTCCATCCCAAATCTGTGAAAACTGTGATACGTATGCCAAACTCATAGTAGAAAAATTACCAGCACTATCATTATCGTAGGAAACAGATAATGATCCAGCCTCAGTATCTCCAAGATTGCCACCCAATTGGGTGCTACCGCTTAAAGTTCTGTCACCGTGCATCACTAAAACATTACCTTCCGCCCATGCGTTGTTTAATACCATGTCATGCGAGTATCTTGCTCCCCAGGCATCTATAGAAGTGTTGCTTATGCCTTGGGTGTATGTTGTGGCCTCGTTTACATCTGTTATATTAACAACTTGATTTGTAGTCGCAGTCAATGACCCATCACTTACTTGAATTGTTAACGTATAAGACGTTGTAGTTTCATAATCTAGTGACGCCGCAAGAGTAATAGCACCAGTAGAAGAATCAATTGTAAATTTACCTGCATCATTTCCTGAGGAGATAGAATATATTAAACTATCATTATTAGGATCTGTTGCTGACATAGTAACAACACTAGAACCACTAGAAACGTTTTCTGCTATAGATGTTGTGTTTGTTGTATTAAAAGTTGGTGCTTCGTTTACTTCTTCGTCTTCATCGTCAATAACAGGTGGTACATAAATATCTTCTTCATCTTCAATAACAGGTGGCACATAAATATCTTCTTCCTCTTCAATAACAGGTGGATAAGGATCAGGAATAACAGGTGGCACGTAAGCGTCCTCTTCTTCTACAACATCATCTTCAATTTCTTCTTCTACAACATCCTCTTCTTCTACAACATCTTCTTCTATAATTTCTTCTTCTATAACAGCATCTTCTACAACAGGTTGGTCTTCTTGTTCTTCAACAATTGGTTCTTCTTCAAATATATCATCGTCAATAACCACTTCTTCGTCAACAACTGGTTGTATTTCTTCTTCTAATTCTTCTTCTAATTCTTCTAATTCTTCTTCGTTAATTTCTTCCTCAAATGGATCTTCAACTTCCTCTTCAATTTCTTCTTCAACTTCCTCTTCTACTTCCTCATCCTCTTCTTTTTCTTCTTCTTTAGATTCTTCACGTTCTTCTTTTGCTTTCTTTTCTGTTCTACGTGTAGTATTAATTGTAGTACCAAACTTTTTTAATACAATTTCTTCAGGAAGTATTACAGGAACAGTCGGTGGCATAAAACTTGATGTAATAGTTGTCGATTCAAATGCTTTTGTTAATAATACAGTACCTGATTGGTTAGAAACTAAAATTTGTCCTACTGTTCCATCCTCATTTGGAAGTAGTACAATTTCGTTTGCTTCGCCTTCTTGCGATGCTTTACCTGCCACTTGCGTACCTCTTACACCAATTGTTAATACTGGTGTTGTTACAGTCATTGCATCGTTTCCTACTTTTGCAATTTGTCCTGATACGAAAGAAAAATTTCCTGTTATAATATTTGCGTTCATTGAACCTGTAGTTGGAGTAGCGGGATCATAAACAAATTCGTCTACAACCATTCGTGAACCTGCGTCAACAGACATTGTCGTTTGATCTGCAAACGCAATACCAACAGAACCGCCTTTAGCTTCTACAACATCATTAAGGTATATTAGATCACCTGTGTTTAGTTCAATGGTTTGATTAACACGTTGAACAATAACAGTACCGTCAGCGATTGTAATTTTACCAATTGCTGAAGGGTCATCAAAGGCAACTATTGAGTTGTCAATGGGTGTAGTATTGATCGAGAGTAGGTTAACGATGTCACCTTTGATGATTGATCCTTTAGTGGTAATAAGGTCGGGGGATGTCAGAAAATAGTTTTTAAGTAAAATTGTTTCCGATTCTCCTAATGGGTTTGAGTATTCTATTCGCAAGTCAGAATGAGTCCGTAGGTAATTGCCGTACAGCATTACCTCAGAATTCACAATTATAGAATTGTTCTCTGACATTCTCCCATTAACCTATTACTATAGTACTATTTAACTTAATGTGCCAACTTACCCACTCCAAAAATTGATCTAGAACAAATCTTTTACTTTTTGGATATAATAATAATATACGCACTTAATTAATATTCTTAAAATTTTAAAAATAAATATTATAAATTATGAAAGAACTTATTATAGCTTTAATGCTCTGGATAGGAGCAAATACAAATTATAATGTGGATTGGGCGGCACCACAAGTTATTCGTATGGATAAGGCACCTTTAGAGTGGCATTATTACAAAGGAGAAGTGCCTGAACATACAGACATTCATGGGTTCTATGATTTAAAGAAGAAAATCATTTATATTAGGGGAGAAACTAACATAGATGATCCGTGGGTTCAAGGACTATTATTACATGAACTTATACACTATATTCAGGATATGAATAATGCTAAATTTAATTGCACTGCTGAAATGGAACAAGAAGCATGGCCTCTACAGCAAAAATATTTAAAAGAAGAACACGACTATATTTGGAATTATGATGAACTTTGGTTTATGGTTATTAGTACTTGTGGTCCAAATAACTATTAATGAAGTGTACGTTTTTCTGTTGAATTAGTTTTAAGAGGTAACCCTTGCATTTCTTCCTTAACTCTTTGTTTTAAGTATTCAATAATAATTTCATATTTCCAACGTAATCTTTGGTTTGCTGGGTCTTTTGAAACTTTTAAATATTCCAAAGCATGAGTAAGTTTGTTAATTTCTTCGTGCCATAATTCTGCTACCGAAATTAATTCGCTTGAAGGGTTATCGTAATCCTGATGCATAAAAATATTTAGTCTAATTGATTTAATAATTCTTTACCAACCCGATTTCCAAGTTCTTTGGCATTAGTGGCATTGTCAGAACCAGAAGCAGTATATTTTTTATTATTCACATACATTTCACTTGTTAGATAAAGATGGTATGCTGATATTAAAGTATAACAACCTAATGCAGTATGACAATCTCCACCAATAGCTTCTAATAAAGAACGTTCTGCTTCTGCTTGATAGAATGTTTGTAAATGATTTATTGAAGCAATTTTGGCATTTATAGGATCGTCATTATCTCTAGATTGTATTGCAATGATTCCTTGACCAGCACAAGGCATCATTTCGTCTAGTTCATATATCTTATCAACTTTATTTTCTAATCCAAGCATTTGTAATCCTGCTTTAGCTAAAATTATTGCATCATATTGACCATCTTGAAGTTTTTTAAGTCTAGTGTCTATATTACCTCTAATAGGAAGTACTTCAATATTTTTTCTTTTATATTTTAATTGAGCTGTTCTTCTAGGAGAACTTGTTCCAACTCTTGATCCTTTTTTAATTTTTCCTATTAAAATATCTCTAGGATCGTTTCTTTCTAATACACCTCTAATAACTAAACCTTTGGTCATTACACCTGGTAAATCTTTTAAACTATGTACAGCTATATCTATTTTTGAATCTAATAATTCTTGTTCAATCTGTGTGGAAAATACACCCTTACCACCTATATCAGCAATAGCTTTATTTTCATGAATGTCACCAGATGTTTTTATTATTTTTATTTCAGAATTTGTGTTTAATAATTTTTGAACACTTTCGGCTTGAGCAAGAGCTAATTTACTACCTCTAGTTCCTATAATAACTTTACCGGTAGCCATCGGTTGTATTTTTTAAACCTAATTGAACATTTTTATTGTAGCCGTCGTTGTAACCAAAAGCACCAAAAGAAAAATAATTAAAAGGAACACAATATCTATCAATATCACTTTCATTAGGATATACTTCATGTCTTAAGTGTGATGGAAATAGTATTATCATATTGTTTCTAGGTTTAACTGCCCAACCTTCTGCATTGTAATCATTTTGATCATCAAAACGTACTTGAACAACTTGGTCATTAAATAGATTAAAATAGTTTTGTTCTTTAGTAAACAAAACATCTCCAGACGTTTCGTCGGTTTGAATATATACAATTCCACTCAACATAGCATTGGCGTGATAATGTTGTCCAGCTTCGTCTCCTTTAATATGTCTTACTGCCCAACTGTTAGTCATTTCAAATTGACATTGTGGATTTACATTTAATATTGTCGTAAGATATTCTGTAACACAATCATCTATTTTCTTTTTAAGTGATGTTAGACTTTTATCATCATTTAATAAAAATTTGCTAGTTGAACCAAATCCATTATCGGCGGGGTATCTTTTGTATTCAACATTATTAATGATATAATCCTTTTCTTCTTTAGAAACATCTACAGTTGATTGAAATAAAGGTATTGCAAATAAAGGTCTTATTTTATAATTTTTCATTTTCTATTCTTTTCATAACAATTTTTAATTTGTCAACCAAATCGTATATAATAGATTCAGTATGCAAAGGAGTAGGAGCAAAACGTAAACGTTCTGTACCAGTTTTTACTGTTGGGGAGTTTATTGCTTGTACATAAATGTCATGGTCCTGTAATAACATATCACTCATTTTTTTACATTTAATCGAATCCTTAACCATAACTGGAACTATATGTGATGTTGATGTTCCCATATCTATATGTTCTTCTGCTAATAACATTTTAAGTTGTTGTGATGCTAGTTGATGTTTATGTCTTAACTCTCTTCCGCCTTCGTCTCTGAGAAATTTTACAGAAGCCAAAGCACCTGCACACATCACTGGACTCATACTTGTAGTAAAAATAAATCCTGCAGACACGGATCTAATTGCATCTATTACTGTGGCATCTGCGGCAACATAACCTCCAACAACTCCAAATGCTTTACCTAATCCTCCAGCAACAATATCTACTCTGTCTTGTAAGCCTTGTTTTTCTAAAAAGCCAGCTCCTTCATCTCCATACAATCCTACTGCATGAACTTCATCTATAAATGTTATTGCATTATATTTGTCAGCAACATCACAAATTTCTTTAATATATCCTACATCTCCATCCATACTATAAACAGATTCAAATATAACGCAAGGTGTACCTTTAACTAATTTTAATTTTTCTTCTAGACTTTCTAAATTGTTATGTTCAAATATATGTTTTGTTGCTCCACTATTTTTAACTCCCATTATTATAGAAGCATGGTTTTCATTATCACTGACAAATTCTATATCTGGAATAATTTTTTTAAGTGAAATTAAAGTCCATTCATTTGCTACAAAGGCTGATGAATATAAAAGTGAAGATGGCTTTTTATGAAGTCTTGCTAACTCCATTTCTAAAGCCACGTGATAATGTGAAGTGCCTGATATATTTCTTGTGCCTCCACTTCCGGCACCTGTTGTTTCAAGAGCTGTTCTCATTGCGTCCATTACAACTTTATGTTGCCCCATACCTAAATAATCATTTGAACACCAATTAATTACTTTTTTGATGTTATGTTTTCCATACCAAATTGTATTAGGATATTGCCCAGCTTCTCGCAATACGTCATTGAAGACTCTGTAATTGCCGTTCGCTTTTAATGTGTCTATAATTCTTTTAAATGGTTCTATTGGGAGCATATGGGTATTTATATGCTAGGTTCATGAGTAGTTGTTAAACTAGAGATACCTGTCTATCATTTGCTTACTGCATTGGTCTATGGCTTTTTGCCATTGCAATAAAGGATTTGTTTCTAAAATCAAGTCAGCTGTAGGATTTTCTACAACCATCCAGCATTTGGAGTTTATTTCTCCTTCTAATTGTCCAGGATTCCATAAAGATAAACCACTATACACTCTCCAACGTCTTGGTTTGTCTTGTTCGTGGATTTTTTTCATCATATTAGCATCACTTGTTAAACTGAAGCCATTATCTAATCTAAGTGTATTATTGCATTTCCATTCGTCAGAATGTAAAATCATTATAGCTTCTTGGCTTACTGGCCCGCCAGAAAAAACCATATCTGAAAGGTTAATTGGTGTAAATCCTTTCATTTTAAAAATTGTTTTTACAGGAGTTTTCGTAGGTTTATTAAGAACTAATCCAGCAATATGTTGAACTGACTCTTCGTAAAGTAAAATTACACTTTTATGAAACGTAGACTCACGACCCATGATAGGCGTAGCTACTAATATTTTCTTAACCCAGTTGTTTACCATTATACTCATTTACTATATAATGGAAGAGGCCCTCCGTATGGCTTGCCTTTGATTCTTTTGCCTGCCACCTTAACTCTCTTCTTACCTATTTTGTATGATTTTCTACCTGACCTAGCTCTTAATCCTTGGCTTTTACATGATGCTAATTGAGAGGCTCCTAAAGCAGAATCTGGCTTAGAGCTTTTACATAAAGCCTTGGATGCCGGTCCTTCTTCATTTTTTATAATTTCGAACACTCTCATACAAATATTTAGCATCAAATACATTCAAAGTCAACACATCTTATTACTTGACTTCTTAAGTACATATTAGTACTATGCAAAATATGATTACACCTACTTGTATTAATAACGGTTGTACTAGAAATGTGACGTATTCACATAGTCATAAAGATGGCACAAAGAGATGGAGACCTGTATGTTGGAAGTGTCATTTAGCGTCATATGGTGCTCAACCGTTAGAAGAGGGAATAACAGAAGCTAAAAAGACTTATTGTGAAAATGTGGATGAAAGGCTAGGGTATAAATGTACTGCTTTTATTCCATATAAAGGAGCATTAGAAATTGACCATATAGATGGTAATGCTGAAAATAATATTACAGAAAATATACAAACATTATGTCGTGTATGTCACTCATATAAAGGTCATAAGAACAATGATTATAAAAAACGTAGAAAACTAAAAATAGATGACCAGTAAATATATGTATATGGCAATAACAGAAACGGACTATAAGGATAAACAACCGTATTGGGACTTTCAACGTCTTCGAGAATACAATAAAGAAATGGTTGAGGATAAGGTTATACAACTAATTAAAATGCTATCCGATAAACTAAAATGTAAAGAAGACGATTTTGATGACCAAGCAATATTTGATACTTTGTGGGGAGAGATGGCACAAGAAGATTGGCTTCAACCTATTCCGTTTGGCTGGAGACCTAAAGATCCTAACTTGTTATTGTGGTATGAAATTTAAACTTTAACGTCAATAAATCTGTTTTCTCTATCTACAAATTTATAATCCATTTTTACTACTTTAAAGAAACTCTTAAAATGTTCAATAACATCGTCGAGCTTAAATGGGGCACAAGAATATACGTCAAAATGAACTTTGCCTGGTTGACATTCGTCCCAAATGTGCATAGATATATGTGATGTTTCAATTATAGCGAAAGCTGTTATTCCTCGATTTCCTTCTTGTTTGCATTTACTTGTCACTGGGCCATACAACGTATTCATCTTGATTTTCTTGATTAATTTGTTTAGAAATTTTGTGACTTGGCGTCTGTTTGTTGAAGGATTTTCAACTTCAGCTCTTAATAAAAAGTGTTCGTGTACTAGCGGTTCCGACATAATACATTTACTTATAACAGAACTTGTTTAGAAAGTCAATAAAATAGCGGATTCTTTGGCATTGACTTCTGGTACCAAAGATGCTAAAATTAAGTATTATGTCGGGAGGCAAATAATGGTAAAAATAATGGAGCAATCAGTCAAGGATAGAATAGCTGATTTAGAACGACAAAAGATATCAATACAGGACGAATTACAATTTTCAACAAGTATAGCTAGAACTATTAAGTTAGAAGGAGATTTGTATGAAATTAATCATACAATTGGTATATTAATAGGAAAAAACAAAGAAACGGGGCAAGAAGGTGCGTAAATCTTTTTTAATTATAGTGTTAGGCTTATTACTAACTAATTGTTCATCAATTGAATGGGCAAAAGGTCCGTGTGCAATTGGTTATAAAACTAAAGATGTTTGCTATATTAAAGGTGAACAAATTAAATTTTTTGAAAATGAACAGTTTCACGCACAAATTGAAGCTGAGAAAAAAGGATTTCAATATGGGAAAGGGTTAACAGTAAGTTATTAATATGGAAATAAAATGTTGTTTATGTGGAGTTTTAATGACTCGTAATACGAAAGATATTTCTAAAGGACAACCAACTTTTAATAATCCATCACCGCTTGGAAAAAATATTGGTGATGTGTGTTGTGATTCTTGTAATACAACGAAGGTAATACCAGCAAGAATAAAACAAAGAGAAGAATGGTGTAGTTATAAGGAGAGCAATTTATGAACCCAATGTTAATAACGGCGTATGTTCTTGCTATAGTAGGTATAGCATTTATGTTAGGATATGATTATGCTTATGCAAGAGTTTCGGGTAAAGTAATAGACGAATTAATCAGACATGGATTTTTGGCTAGTAGAAATAATGGCACAGAAATTATAAAGATTAAGGACTTACGAAAATGAATTATATCTATCATATAATAGAAAAAATAGCCAGCGGAATAAGTGTATGGGCTTGGCATAAAAGAGTAAAAATTCTTGAAAAGAAAAGATCAAAAAGATGAATGCATTAGCAAAAATGTTTGAACCAAGTAAAGACAGATTAATATCTAATGCCAAAAAAATGATGGAAACTGCACAAGACCCGTGGTTTAAACAATACTGGCAAAAAGTATATGTGCATTTACTTAAACAATATAAGAAACTAAACTAGGAGGGTTAAATGGCAATAAAAAAATATAGTCACGGAGATCACATGGCCCAATTAGGTAGGGTAACTGGTTTGCTAGAAGCACAGAATAAGATCCAAGAAGAAATTATTAAAGAACAAAAGAAATTAAGAGTAATGGAACATAGACAATTATTAGAAAAAATAAAAGGCAATGAAAAGAAATAAAATTGAAAGAAAACTAGATGAATACAATCATACAATGGAATTGGTTAGAACAATTCTTCCAGTTGTGATTATAGTTTTACAAGTTATTATATTAATAAAAATAGTATGAAGAAGAAACCAAAAAACTTTATGCAAGGAGATCCTCATCAAAAGATATATGATGAGTTGTTTGCTTTAATGGTTAAGAAATCACTTGAACTAGATCCACAAATGGTTGCTAGTACATTTGTTGCATTAGGTTTAAGACAATATAGAACATTACTATCTGAACACGACTTTGAAAGGTTGTTAGAAACATTTATGGATACGGCTAAACAAATTAGACCTTTTACCGAAGCCCCAGTTGACAAAGGAAGATTACATTAATGAAAAATTTTATATTAATTTTAGTAATGGTATTGTGTGTTAGTTGTACTACTAAAAATACAAATGGAGAGCCTAAACTAAATGCTATGGAAAAGTTTTTTGATTGTCTGGGAGATAGTAATAAGTGTAAGGAATTAAAGAAATTAAATGACTAAATGTTTTGAATTTAAATTGAAATTACCAGAAAAAACTATCAAAACTTTTGTTTATAGTGATACTGGAAAAGATATTGAATTACGTTTTCCAGGAAATAAAGTTTCTAATGTTAAAGAAATAGAAGACCCTGTATGTGAAAAGAATTTGTTTAAGTCGGGTAAGAAGAAAAAAGAAAAAGAACCGGAAATACCAAAAGAACCAAGTAAACCAAAAGTCCTTAAAGAAGATGGTACAGAATTAACTATAGAAGACCTAGATGTTGAAGTTCAAGAGATTTTACATAGAAAAGACAAGTAAAATAGCGACTTCTATGGTATTGACTATTTTGGTAAAAGAACATATAATATAGAGAAAGGCAACAAAGGCATAATATGATAAAAGGAATGATAATTGGAGCAATTTTTATGTACATATATTTGGTACAGCCTGCTTGGGCTGATCAGATAATTGAAGTATCTAAAAATATGTGGTCACAGATCCAAACTTTAATAACTTCGTAAACGAAAAGAGTATATAGTGTCAAAGAGATACTATGAATCGTTTTAAAGAAGAAGACTCGGGCGTTCGCTCAATCGAGGCCCAACAAGCTAAACAAAAAGAATCAGATAAGATGATGAAAGCCTTTCTTAAAAAAGGAGGCAAAGTTCAACATATCCCCTATGGTGTTGTCAGCGACCAGGCTGGTAGCACTACCCATTCATTTTATAATTCACACAAAAAAAAGGTTAAAAAAGGTCCTTTTGGAAGAATTGCAAAACCTAAAATCAAAATCAAAAAAAAAATAGTTAAGAAGAAAAAGAAGAAAAGAAGATAAACTATCACAGAACTTCTGACATAGTTTATTTTAAATAATAATGATGAGAAAGTTATTATTATTGCTGGTTACTATATTATTTTTAATTTCCTTTACGCCTGCCTATACCACTGAGGAATCTAAAACAAAAGAATGGACCTTCCCTCAGTCATATTATTGGTATCAAGTTCCTGTAGTATGTGGTGTTGAACACGAAGTTAGAACACATCTTCATGAACGAGGGTTCATAGCTGAAGAATGGAGTTTAGGTAGGTCGGATGGTAAATCATATGGTAAACCTGTTTATATGATTATAGTATACTATAATAAAGATAGATCACAAAAAATATCAATGATGAAACTTCCTGGCAATCCTAATGTATGTTTAATGTACCTAACATTTGACGTTACCAAAGAAAAACCAAAAAAACTACCAGAATAAAATCAGATAACTAAATGTGTAATATGAATTACGCAGTCAAGTTATATATAATCCATTTTCCAAACGAAGAATGCTATGGTATCTATGCTATGGATGTCACAGATGCTTGGGATACTCTTGCCCGAAATGAGCCTCACGTTGAAGTAAAAAACATAAATCTTATAGAAGAACATGGTTGTTCAAGCAATTTGGATACACTACATTAAAAATTTCACCAAAAGGGTCTTGACAATTGACAAATCATACTTATATGTGTATAATATAAAGGAGAAATAAAATTATGAGTAAAATTATAGGAATAGATTTAGGAACAACAAATAGTTGCGTTTCCGTAATGGAAGGTAAAGACGCAAAGGTTTTAGAAAATGCAGAAGGAAATAGAACTACACCATCAGTAGTAGCATTTTTAGACAATGAAGAATTAGTAGGAGCACCTGCCAAAAGACAAGCAGTATCAAATGCCAAAAATACAATTTTCGCTACCAAAAGACTAATAGGTAGAACATTCGATGGAGATTCAGTCCAAAAGGACATTCAAACATTACCATACCAAATAGTTAAGTCTAAAAAAGGAGACGCTTGGATTAAAGCTAACGGTAAAGAATTGTCACCAACAGAAATTTCAGCAAAAGTACTTCAGAAGATGAAAGAGACTGCTGAAAAATATTTAGGACAAGAAGTTAAAAAGGCTGTAATAACAGTACCAGCATACTTTAATGATAGACAAAGAACAGAAACAAAGAATGCAGGAATTATTGCAGGACTAGAAGTAGAAAGAATTATAAACGAACCAACGGCGGCGGCACTTGCTTATGGCTTGGATAAAAATAAAACAGGAACAATTGCAGTGTACGACTTAGGTGGTGGAACTTTTGACGTTTCAATCTTAGAACTAGGTGAGGGAGTATTTGAAGTTAAATCTACAAATGGTGATACATCCTTGGGTGGTGAAGACTTTGATAGTGTTATAACAGATTACCTAGTAAAAGAATTTAAAAAAGATAGTGGAATTGATTTAAAAGAAGATAAGATGGCAATTCAAAGAGTTAGAGAAGCTGGAGAAAAAGCTAAATGTGAATTATCTTCAACTACTCAAACAGAAATTAATTTACCATTTATTACCGCAGATAAATCAGGACCTAAACACCTTAACATTAAACTTACAAGAGCAAAATTTGAATTGCTTGTAGAAGATTTAATTAAAAGAACTATTAACCCTTGTAAAATAGCATTAAAAGATGCAGGGTTAAGTGCTAATCAAATTAGCGAAGTAGTATTAGTAGGTGGTATGACTCGTATGCCAAAAGTTGTTGAAACAGTTAAAAATTTCTTTGGTAAGGATCCACATACAGGAGTTAATCCAGATGAAGTTGTGGCAATGGGTGCGGCAATTCAAGGTGGGGTATTACAAGGTGATGTTAAAGATGTATTACTTTTAGATGTAACACCTTTATCACTTGGTATTGAAACACTAGGTGGAGTTACTACTAGACTAATTGATAAAAATACAACAATACCTACAAAGAAAAGTCAAATATTTTCTACTGCTGAAAACAATCAATCAGCAGTAACAATAAGAGTGTCTCAAGGTGAAAGAGAAATGATGGTTGATAATAAAATGCTTGGAGCATTCAACCTGGAAGGAATTCCACCAGCACCAAGAGGCATTCCACAAATTGAAGTAACTTTTGATATAGATGCAAGTGGTATATTAAGTGTATCTGCAAAAGACAAAGGAACTGGCAAAGAACAAAAAATTACAATTAAGTCTGATGGTGGATTAAGCCAAGACGAAATTGATAAAATGGTTAAAGAAGCAGAAGCTAATAAAGAGGCTGATAAGAAAAAACGTGATGAAGTTGACAGTAGAAACCAAGCAGATTCTATACTACATGAAGTAGATAAGAATTTAAAAGAACACGGTGAAAAAATATCTGCTGAAGATAAAGACAATATTATTAAGGCAAAAGAAGCTCTACAAGAATCACTTAAAGGTAAAGACGCTGAGGATATTAAGAAAAAAGTTAGCGATTTAGTAAGTGCATCCATGAAGCTTGGTGAAGCGGTTTATAAAGACGCTCAACCTGATCAAGGCAAGGGAGAACAGACAACTGAAGCACCAAAAGATGATGGCAAGAAAGAAGATGTTGTAGATGCAGACTTTGAAGAAGTCAAAAAAGACGACAAGGACAAAAAATAAAACCCATTGCATAATTGTAAGTGGTGTACACTCTGCTCTAGATAAAGTCGGTCTCGCCAAAGAAATCCAAAAAAACATAACAGGAAGTTCTTCCTACAAGTATCTTGATCCTTGTTTAAATGTTCTAAAACCTAAAACAAAAAACTATACAACCATTGGACAAATAATGAATGACATTATTGTCAAAGAACGTAAAGGTGATTACCTGGGTGCTACGGTACAAGTCACACCACACGTCACTGAAGCAATAAGACAATGGATAGTAGATACAGATGCTAATAAAACAATTACAGTTATAGGTGGTAATGTAGGTGATATGGAAAATTTGGTTATGTTAGAATCTATACGTGAAATGCGTATGCGTGAAAATGTAAAGATTATTTTATATGCTCCAGTACCTTATTTAGAAAAAGCAGGAGAGTTAAAGACCAAACCAGTTCAACACGTAACTAAAGAAGCAATGAAGTTAGGCATACATCCAGACGCATTGTGTTTAGACTGTGATAAAGAATTGCGTGATCCAGAATTAAAAAAGATAGAATTATACACGGCGGTGCCCAAAAAAAATATTGTGTGGCATACAAAAAGTATTAAATACTCACATATTGCAAGTAAACTTGCTAAAATAATATACGGAGAATAATAATGCCCAGAAGAGGACCTAAATTAGGAGATCCAACAGACTTTTCATATCGTATTAAATCTATTAAAAAAATAATAGATGGTGATACTATTGATGTAGTATTAGATATGGGTTTTGAAATACAATACAAAAGTAGAATTAGATTGTTTGGGATCGACACGCCAGAAAGCAGAACAAGAAATAAAGAAGAAAAAATACGTGGATTATTGTCTAAAGAATATTTAAAAAATGCAATTAAAAAATCTAAAAAATTAACAATTAAAACACACAAAGGTTCTGAAACAGGTAAGTTTGGTAGAATCTTAGGAGAAGTTTTTGCTGATGGTAAAAATTTAAATTCTTTAATGTGTAAAGAAGGTTATGCTGTTGCTTATTATGGACAAAATAAAAAACTTATAGAGGCTCAACACTTAAAGAACAAAAGAAAATTAATTGCGAATGGTAAACTTAAAAAAATTAAAATATAGTATCTTGATTTTATTATTATTTGGATGTGGTGGTATAAATAATAATGTAAATGTTAATAATAATTCTTTCATAATGGAAGAAGTATATACATATCCAGAAGAAAGACACGTACTACAAGCCGTTCCTGTTGTACCTGTAGAAATAAAGGAATTAAATGGACAAAATTCTAATCCATAGAAAATGATTTATGCCCTTAGACAATAGAAAAATTTTGCAACTTATACCCGATTATTCCGTTCCCAGATACACAAGTTATCCTACAGCTCTAAATTTTTCTGATAAAATAAGCAATAATATTTACACATCATGGTTAAAAAATCTTGATAAAGATAAAGAAGTTTCGCTTTATATCCATATCCCATTTTG